GTATCACTTTCTATACTTTGTACTTTTGCATAAGTTGCTTGTGCTGCAGTACCATTATCTAGTTTTACTAAATCTCCAGAGGCAAAATCACTTGTAAAAGAAGTACTAGATCCATCTATTTGGTTTGAGAATTGGGCGACAGTTATTGTTCCACTCGCCTGTGTTAGTCCGTTATTGGATGCTCCAACTTCTGCAAAATACTCTACAGCTGGGCTCACATTTGAATCTGTTTTAAGTTCAACTGCTTTTAGATGATCTGAAGTTGCATCCGAATCAAAAAGTAGGAAAGCTGTTGCACTTGCTCCCATTCCTGAGAAAGCTTGTTGTGTATTTCCTGTACCCGTTCCTGTAAGAACATATTCTGTTCCATCTTTCCCTATAAAAGTATAGGTGGAAGATCCAATAGTAGCTACTCCTGTGTTTGTATTTATCGCAAGTGCTTGATTAAGCTGTCCTCCTACAGGTATTTGAGATTTATTAAACCCTGCTACAGAAGGTATTTCATTTTTACCTACTTCTACTTTTCGTACTATCCATTGAGAGTAAGTGTTTATTGTTGAAATAGTTCTTATATGTATATTGTATGTTCCTACACTTACATTCTCAAAAGTAAAACTTTGATCTTCTCCATTTGTAATTATAGTCTCAAAGCCTCCATTAAAGCTATGTTTAAGTTCGAAACCTGCTATACTTTTAAATTTTAATCCGTCTGATGTTAAAGGAGCGTTCCAACTTACAGTTACTTTTACACCTCCTGAAGTTGGTATATCGACTGTTTCTCCTAAATCTCCAGATTCCGAATTCATAGGCTCTACCTTTGCAACTATATTCGTAGGTGAAGGAATAACATCATCTTTATCAGGAATTGCATCTGTTGGTACACTGTAAAGTGTATATCCTCTATCGACTGCTCCGAATTTTGCTTTTGCAAACTCACTCGCAACAATTTGTACTTTTTGATCTTTATCTTCTTTTACTGATATAACTTTAAATTCTTTTGTTGTTCCAGTTTTTGGAGTACCATCACCATTAAAAAGTTGAAGTGCCCAAATAATTTCTGCATCAGGTGTTGCACTAAAGGCAGAAGCTACTGTTAAACTAGATACATTTCCTGAACTTGTTGATATATTCTGTTTTTCTACTCTTACATTCTCTGACCAAAAATTAAGTACTCGATCGCCACTATCATCTTTTAAGTTAGCAGCTTCTTCTTGTGTATCGAGTGCACTGCCATCTTGATTTTCTAATAATAGATCTCCTCTATGGTAAGTTACAGAATTAATAACTGCTATTTCTTGCTCTAAGTAACAACCCCCTTCTGGATAAATAAGTAATAATTGTGGAGGAAACGCTGCAGCGTAAGAAGGTAATGATATTGTTCTATCCAGTGGAATTACTGTAGTGCTTCTTGTGCCTGTATTTGAAACTCTTCCTGAATATTGATATCCATCTTTATCTGCATCTTGAACACCTATAATATCGCCAGGTCTTAGTCCTATAGCATTAAGTCCAGTTGAAAAAGTAACGGTTTCTTTTTCAAGTTGTGCAGAAAGTAATTTCCATTTACCATATCTATGTGCTTGTGCACGAGAAGTACATCCAAAAGCTACTGAAGACTCTCGTACTAGTCTGTTTGTACTTAATATATTTTGATGATCTTCTACATATTCGATTGCTTGTCTGTAATTATCTGCGGGATCATTCCATGTTACTTTTACTTGGTTAGTTCTTACTCTGTCTCCTGTTCCTTCATAAGTAAAAACTCCATTTTCAACATTACCTTTTGTAAATGTATATACAATCTCTTTTGGTCTATCAGCAATCGCAACAATTTCTCCTTCTGACCATAGTACCATTCCACGAAACACACTTGCGATATCTCGTAGTACTTTTGTTGCCTCTGCAGTCTTATCTAAATAAAGATTAGTTGTAAAACGAGGTTCAAGTCCTCCTTCTCCATTTGATACAAGTTCATCACAATACTTTGCAATTTCAAATAAAGAATATTTATCAATTAAATTTTTGTCTACAAATTGTCCTACACCATATCTATTATTAGTAAGAATATCATAAAATACCCAAGCCGGATTATTACAATATACTAACTCCCTGTTAGGATGTCCTTCTGCCCATGTCGAGCGGTCTCCTCGAAATGCTCCAGTCCAATTTTGATAGTTTGCATTTTCTGAAACTGCATATGAAGGGGCAGAACCACTTACTACTCTTGTATATTTTGCTGTACCATCCGAACTTTCATCTCTTGTTAAGTAATTAGTAGGAACTTGAAGTAATTTTCCTTTTAGTTTATATGCTCTATTTGGAAGTCCACCACTAAAGTCTTTTGCATTAAATACATTTGCTGCATAAGCTGCATACGGATATGTAAGTCTATCTTTTGTAATATTTTCTATTGTTTTTAAATAAGACGCATTTTGATGTTGAAAACTTCCATCTTTAAAATTATCATCTGTCAATCTTCTTACACGAACTCTATAATTAACAAAAGGTTGAAACTGTTCAACATTCATTACAAATTCTTCTATGTATTCTGAGTATTGTGCTTTTGAAGGTTTTACATATCCACTGCTTGGTATTGAACCGTCATTTACTCCATAAGTAACTTTGTTCCCCCATTGAGGAGTTCTCGAAAGTATAGTTGCATTGCCTGGTCCAAAAGCTAAAGCGCTGGTATAGTTTGTGCCGTCTGATGTATATTCAAAAAACATTTGGAACTCAACAAAACTTGCTCCCTTTGCTCCTGAACTTTTAAATGCGTGCATTTCTGGAAAACTAAAAGTAAGATGTACTTCATCTACTTCTTGAGGATTAGAAACCCCCATTGCTGCTGCTGTTAGTACTGTATCTGAAGTACTACCTTGATTTTCATTTCCTGGTTCATCTATATTACTAGCATTATAACTAGTACCTAAGCTAGAAAGGCCTGATACATTGGCTAAATCTGCTTGTTTTAGTTCTGTATTTGCATCATAAACAGTGCTTGAAGATCCTGTAAATCCAGGAGCAATTAAAGGTGCTTGTAGTGCGTTTCCTGATGTCATACCAAAAGAAATATGAGAAAAGTTTGCTAATTGAGCAGAATCTTCTAATGCAGGACCAGTTAATACACACAGAGCGCCAGTTGTAGCTGTTGGAGTAGCAACAGCGAGTGTTGCTGTAGTTCCTGAAATTGAACTTACAGTTGATATATGATCTTGTACAATATTTGCTCCTGATACAGTATTAAAAGCACGAACACTTAATTCTGCAACAGTTGCACTTACCATCTTTTTTATACCAGAAACAAGGTCTTGTCCACCTGGTCCAGCTCCTGCGATTCGTATAAATACAGGTAATCCTTTTCCTTGATTATCGATTAGTGTTTGAGTAAAGTAACTAGAAGAAGTTGTGACTTTTGATGATCCTGCAGTTATACTTGCTAAATTTGTACCTTTTGTTCCTGCACCTGCAATAGAAATTACTCTGTTACCTATAAACAAGCCTGATTTATTATTATAGCTAAGTGTACGCACAGTACCAAAATCACTTGCTGTTACAGAAGTGCTATTTGCTGTTGTATTTGCTGTAAACTTTCTAGGTTTTAGAATCTCATTGTTTGCTGAGTCCACTAAAGGGACATCATTGTAGTAGACGGAAGAAAGATCATTTGACAGACCTGCAATTGGACCCTCTGCTAATAAATCGTAGACGATAGCTGTTTGTTCCTTATTTGGACTCTTTAAATCGTAAGTTGCTTTAGTTCCAAAGCCTCTTGTACTATATTTTGATGAATTATCTGCCATTTTATTGTAATTGTGGTGAATCGTCGACTAGAGGAAACTTTGTTATTGCGCCAGGAGTATCATTAATATAATCCATTACTGAATCAAAAGTATTACCTGCATTTGTGCCTACCCATCCTGAAGCGGGTTGATTTGAAGGAGTACCTGCATTTGAGGTACCATAATTAGTATAAGTTCCACTGTAAGGATTGGCTCCAGTTCGTTGATTGCCTGAATCTGTAGATCCTATTATTGTAACTCCTTTCGTGTATTGATTATGTAGTCCTGGTGTATATCCTTGATAAATTGGTGCACCACCGATTGTAAGTTCTCCGTAGAGAAGTGGAACAGGTTTTCCCTGCTCAATGTGGTTTTGTGCTCCGTTAAATAAATATGAAGGGTCATTTGTTGTGTCATCTGGATCGGGTGCTGACATTTCTGCAAGACCCATAAGTGCTAAGTTTGCTCCTAGCATCATTACTGCTGAACCTGCTATATTTAGAGAAACTGCTGTAGTAGCCCCACCTGCACCAATAACTGAACTTCCTAATACGGAAGCTGCACTACCTGCACCTACTCCTGTTCCTGCTAAAGCTCCTCCTCCTGCTGTAGAAACATTAGTGAACATTCCAGCAGTTCCTGGCATAAAAAACATAGCAGCTAGTAACATAAGTCCTGCTAGTAATTTTCCTAGTCCTTTTCCAGAACCTGCAGGTACTGGAGTAATAATAACTTCATCTCTTGCTACATTTAAGTATAGTTCGGGAAAATCTTCTATAAGATTATCTCCACTTTGTATAGAGAATTCAATATTTTTTAAATGACAGTCTAGAAGATATTCTTGTAATCCTTCGGTTTGAACATTGATACATTTTAATATGTCTCGCATATTTGTATCGACGCACTCCCACTCAGAACCGAACTTGTCTCCCATTTCTCCC